AAATACTGAAGCTACAAGAGAAACATTCGTTAAACAAGTAACTCCATATCTTGATAGCTTAGTACAAAGATCAGGATTATACGCTTTTAAAGTTAAAATGGACGGCGAATTAAATACTTCAGATATAATAGATGCAAATCAATTAGTAGGCCAAGTATTCTTACAACCCACTAAAACAGCCGAATTTATACTACTTGACTTTATCTTAACTCCCACAGGTGCTTCATTTACCGACTAATATAAAATAATATGGCAACAGAAACATTACTATCACCAGGTGTTCTTTTACAAGAAACTGATAGATCATTTACCCTTCAAGGTACCGATCCTTCAGGTATGGCAATTATTGGCCCTACACCTAGAGGCCCAGTAGAAATTCCTACTAATATAACTAATTATAATCAATTTAAAGAAGTTTACGGAACTGTATTAAGATCTGGCTCACAGGCTTATGAATTATATACTAATCTAGCAGTTAGGAACTATTTTGATAATGGTGGTTCTTCTGCCCTTGTAGTAAGAGTTGCTCCTTCAGCGTCTTCTTTTTCAGCTGCTTCAGGATCTGTAGTAAATAGTTTAGGATCTATTAGCTTTGCTGTTAATGAATTGAAAAATTCTATTACAACCCAACCTTCTGGTGCTGTAGACACATATGCGGGAGTAAGTTCCTCAGCAGTTACTAGTACTGGTACAGGAACCTCTGTTACAGCATCTATTGTTTTAGATACTGAAACAAATGTTAGTACTATAACAGTAACAGGCCAAAACGGAACATTTGCTATAGGTGATGTAGTTACTTTCCCTTCACAGTCATTAGGAGGTACAGCAGGATCACAACAAGATTTAGTAGTTACTTTAGTAAAAGACGATTTAGCAAATACAGCTTCAAATGCCTTTGAAATTAAATCCTTAGGACAAGGAGAATATTTAAACAGTGCTGGATCTGAAACAGCTGGTGGTATATTAACTAATGGTAATAAAGATAACATTAGATGGGAAATTACAGGAATAAATAAAAAATCTGGAACCTTTACCTTAGTAGTAAGAAGAGGTGATGATAAAACTTCTAAACCTTTAATTTTAGAACAATTTACTAACTTATCTCTTGACCCACTAAATCCTAACTATATTGTTAAGGCTATTGGAGACCAAAACCAAACTACTAATACCGTTAACGGAGTAACTTCTGTAATAATAAATGGTGAGTTTCCTAATAAATCAAAATATGTTAGAATCAGTCGAGTAGATACTCCTACATACCGTTATCTAAATGCCGCTGGGTCACCTAGCACTGATGCAAATAATGTTACTTTTGAAAATTTAATCCCATTAGCACAAAGTGGCGCTCTTGCCGGAGGTGTAGGAAATAATTTCCCTCCCTTTGCAGCACTTTATGGATCATCATCAACAGCAACTAATATACAAGGTCTTGTAGCTACTGATTACACTAAAGCAATATCTATTCTTTCTAATAAAGAAGAATTTAAATTTAAAACTCTTATAGTCCCGGGCTTAAGCCAACAAAACCATAGTGGTACAGTAGATACTATTATATCTAACACAGAAGTAAGAGGTGATAATCTATTCGTATTAGATTTAGTTGGGTATAATCAAAATGTAGCTACTGTTAAAGAAAAAGCAGAAGAATTAGACACTTCATTTGCCACTTCTTATTATCCGTGGGTGCAAGTTGCAAGCCCTGAATTAGGTAAAACTTGTTGGGCACCCCCATCAACTGTAATACCTGGAGTATACTCTCAAACAGATGCAATAGCTGCTCCATGGTTTGCTCCTGCTGGTTTAAATAGAGGTGGTTTAAGGAATGTTACTAAGGTTGAGACTAAATTAAGTAAAGCCCAAAGAGACGATTTATACGTGTCTAAAGTAAACCCACTAGCTACATTCCCTGGACAAGGTGTCGTAGTATTCGGTCAAAAAACACTACAACAAGCTAGCAGTGCATTAGATAGGGTAAACGTAAGACGTTTGCTACTTGATGTAAAGGATGTTATTAACGGATTTGCTAGCAATGTAGTGTTTGAACAAAATACTGAAGCTACAAGAGAAACATTCGTTAAACAAGTAACCCCTTACTTAGATAGTTTGGTGCAAAGATCAGGATTATACGCTTTTAAAGTTAAAATGGATGGTGAATTAAACACATCTGATGTAATAGACAGTAACCAATTAGTAGGTCAAGTATTCTTACAACCTACTAAAACAGCCGAATTTATACTACTTGACTTTATTCTAACACCAACTGGCACTTCTTTTACAGATTAATATATGTATAATCAACAACAACAACAACATTAAAAATAAAAACTATGGCAATCATTACGAATAACAACCCTGACCAAATAGGTATGTTTTATAAATCATACGAACCTAAAACTAAAAATAGATTCGTATTTGAAATTGAAGGCGTTCCTGCTTATTTAGTAAAAAAAGCAGATAGACCCAAACCCCAATTTGAAGAAATTGTTCTCGATCATATTAATGTGAAAAGAAAATTAAAAGGCAAAGTTAATTGGCAAGATATAACTTGTGAATTATATGATCCTATTAACCCTTCAGGTGCCCAATCTGTTATGAACTGGTTCAGATCCCACCATGAAGCCCTAACAGGTAGAGATGGTTATCAGGACTTCTATAAAAGAGATATTAATTTTAAGTCTTTAGGTCCCGTTGGTGATGTTGTTGAGTTATGGGAAATTAAAGGGGCTTTCATTAAAGACCTTAACTTCCAGGATGCTGATTGGTCTACAGGTAATGCTGCCCAAACAATCCAAATGACTATGGCCATGGATTACTGCGTATTAAGATACTAATTTAATACTAATATATTTAAAAGAAGAAGCGCCTTTTGGCGCTTCTCTTTATTTATTCATATATGTATATGCAACAATAAATAAGTTATAAAAATGGCTGAAAAAAAATTACAAACAGAAAAGGTTGCACTACCCTCAAAGGGTTTATTGTATCCTGAAGGTTCTCCCTTAAAAGACGGTACTATTGAAGTTAAGTATATGACCGCTAAAGAAGAGGACATTTTAACTAACCAAAGCTTTATTAAAACAGGTGTAGTAATAGATAAACTTTTAGAAGCACTTGTAGTATCACCCATTAGGTTTAATGATCTATTAATAGGTGATAAAAATGCTATTTTAGTAGCTGCAAGAGTATATGGTTATGGTCCCCATTATGTATTTAATTACACTAATCCTAAAACTGGGGAAGATGAAGAAGTAATGATTGATCTTTCTTTAGTAGAAGATAAAGAATTAAATGAATCACTAATACAAACTCCTAATACCAATGACTTTGTATTTGAATTACCAATATCAGGTAAAAAGATTAATTTTAAGTTTCTAACTCAGGGAGATGAAAATAATATCCAATTAGAACTTAAAAATTTAAGAAAAATGAAGCGTGAAGCAGAATTAACTACACGCTTAAAACACACCATTACAGCAGTTGATGGTGATACTGATGATAAAACCATTAGAGAATTTGTTGATACTGAATTACTTGCAGTTGATTCAAGAGCGTTAAGAAACTATATTAAGGATGTATCCCCTGATGTAGATCTTTCGTTTAACTTCGAAGGAGAGGACGGAACCGTTGTTCAAAATGTCCAAATTCCCATCGGAGTGAACTTCTTTTGGCCTGACCTCCAGGTATAAACCAGTAATATATGATGAGGTGTTCGACCTCGTCTATTGGGGACAGGGAGGATTTAGTTTCGAACAAGTTTGGAATATGCCGGTTTTTTTAAGACGTTACTATATTAATAAAATTAGTGATATCCATAAAAAGCAAGAAGATGCATCACAAGGTAAATCTGAAAGTGAAAAAATCCAAGATTCATTAAATAATTTAAATGTAGATTGGAATAATTTACCAGAAGCACCTATTACAAAACCGCAAGGAGACGAATCAGTAGATACGGACTATTAAATTCAAGGCAGTGATTACCACTGCCTTGTATTTTTTTATATTTATATAGGAATATTTCTATAATATGGCGACACCAGAAGAAACAAGAGCTTTACAAGAACAAATCAATCGGCTTATACAAGAGTATTTACAGTATGAGCAGCAGATTGGTACAAGCCAAGAACTTAGAAATAAAAGAGAACAGGAATACCGTGATGCTCTTGCGGCCGCTGGCAATAACCAGCAAAAATTAAACAATTTAACCAACGAATTAAACACTGAACTTTTAAAGTCACAACAATACGCGCAAGCATTAGGTGATGACTTTAATTACGTTAGAACTCAGTTAGATGATATTGTTGAAGATTTAGGAACTTCTGGTGACTTAGGTAGAAACGTATTAAAGAATTTTAGAGATATTAGAAATATTACAAGTCAGATTCGTGATGATAGGAATTTGACTAATGTAATGTCTTTAAAAGAATTAGAAAAAGCACGAGAAAAATTAGCAGTTGATAAAGCTAATTTAGCTAATGAAGTAGAGAGGGGTTTAGCACAGGTTAACCTAAATAATCTAAGAGGAGAAGAAAAAACCCGAGCAGAAGAAATCGTAGACAACCTTAATAGAGGTAAAGATATTAGTTCTGAAGATTTAGAGTTTTTAAGAACTAAAGAAGGCATCTTTAGAGGTATGAGCGATCAAGATAAAGCTCGCTTAATGTCTGCTATTGATTTCAATAATGTTACTGGAGAAACAG